GATTATATACAAAATATCTAATATAATAAATGATAAGATCTATATAGGTCAGACAATAGAGACATTGGATAAGAGGTGGAGAAGACACACATGGAAGTCAACTATAAAAAGAAATGTAATGGCTATAACCAATGCGATTATAAAATATGGTGTGGAAAATTTCATGATAGAGGAAATTGATAGTGCTGAAAATATAGAGGAGTTAAATATGAAAGAGGAATATTACATAAAATATTATGATTGTATATCACCAAAGGGTTATAATATAAAAAATGGTGGTGATAATAAAAAATTATCAGAGGAGACTAAACTAAAAATTAGCATTTCGAATAAAGGTAAAAAAAGAACAAAGGAAACTATAAAAAAACTATCAGATTCACACAAAGGATGGGTTCCATCAGAGGAAACAAAACAAAAATGGAGAGATGCGTTTGGTGGTAAAAAACCATCTGACAACACTATAAATGCAGCTATAGAAGCAAATCAGAAGGAATACACACTTTTAAATCCGGATGGTGAACTTATAACATTTATAAATATGGCAAAGTTTTGTAAGGAAAACAATTTATCAAATTCTAAATTGTGCTTAGTTGCTAGTGGTAAGATAAAATCGCATAAAGGTTGGACAAAACCTATTTAAAAAATTGTTCTAAACCAGTTTTCTTTTCAATTCCTCTTAGTTCATCACGAACTTTCATAAGTATTTTACCAAGATGATTTTTACCTTTATTTCCACACTTTTCACAATAACATGACCCATAAAAATTGTCGTGCCAATAATTACCTTCGATTAGCTGAAGATCTTCTGTGTTTAATAGAAGTTCTGATAAATTATCATTTTTGAATTTTTCTCTAACACCCCAATTCATGAACTCTAATTTCTTTTCATCCCAATCACTACGAACTTTTAACTTTTGACCAAGTTTTTTAACGTGACCTGGACTTGGTGTTTTCGCAATCATTTCTTTAAAGTCAGCAGGTGTGTAATAAATACCATTTATCATTTGATCATTTTTACATTTTTGTGCTACATAGAAATGTTCTACACTTGGATATTTAATTCCTTGATGTTCTATTTCAACTGGATAGAAATTGGATAGAAAATTCCATCTACCATCAAATCTATTTATATAACTCATAGTATTTTATATGAAAAAACCCCACAATGTTGTGGGGTTTTAATTTGTGGAGAAGACCCGGTACCGCCCCGGGTGTACTACTCAGATGACAACAATTAATCTTCACAGGTTTAGTAGAGTTTTTCTAAACTTACAAAATAGTTAGTTGAACTGACCCATCACTCTAACAATTCTGGTTTCACATTTGGTCTGTGTGATACAGTTGGAGAATTTTTTCGATTAGTTTCTCTTAAACTAACTCTGGAGTGTTAACTCCAATTGCTTTTAGGGTCGCTACTAAATCTTCACGAGATCCTACTTCATTTGTGTTGCCATTTACGACAGTTATCGATTAATTTATAAATCGGACATTCGACAACCCGATACCTGCATAATCACCACCAATCTGCTAGGCGAATCTAATGACTTCCCCATATTGTTTGTAATTATTTCTACAAATGTATATATAATATTTTAAATATACAAAAAAGTTGAAAATTTTATTAAAAAAAATAACTCACCAAAGTGAGTTATTTAATATTTTAGAATACATCAGTATCATCTGGCATATCACCATCATCCATTGAGTAGAAGTTGAATATAAATAGTGGTTCTACTTTTCTTGTTTCCCATATATCACATTCCAAATCAAAATCAATTAAGACATCTTTATCAATTTTCTTTATAACTTCATAGATATGAATAACTTCATCAAGTTTATAAAAATAATTAACCATTCCGTATGTTGTTGGTATAATTTGAACTTTTAAATTCATACCAGTATTTGTTACTTCACAGTTTTTGATACCAGCTTGAGTAATCATTTTTCTCAAAAGATATTTAAGATTATCAATATCATCAGTGTTATTATCGTCATCATCTTCATATTGATCATAATCCTCTTCCTCTTCATCATCCCATCTATCCCACTCTTCATTTAAGAATTGGTCATATTTCTTCAATTTATTTGACTCATAAGGATCATTATAAGTTCTATTAGTCTTAGATGAACTATCTTTACCCAATATAATTTGTAAATATGTCTCATCAAATAAACAAGAAGTTGGTCTTTTGTGAAGTTTCATAACATTTCTAAGTTCTTTTAAACTTTCTAAAATGGTATCAATATCTTCATTTTCTAAATCAAAGTTTACATAAACATTACCGTGATCAGTTGAAATAGTTTTATCTAAATTAACTCCTTTTAAAGCATCGACAAATTCTTTATTTGATGTTTTAACATTAGATATCATCTGTTTAATAGCCGCTCTATCTTGAATAGTTCTCACAACTGGTAAGTTAGCCCAATCTACATTAACAGAAGCTTTACATAAATCTATTAAGTAATCCATATTTTGAATTTCTTTACCAGTATGCTCATTTAAATAACCAACTGAAACGTTTGTACATTCAGGAATATCATCTATAAATGAAGCTGAATCGGTGAATACACCAGTAGGGTCAATTTTCAAATTCAATCCACTTGCGTTATATTGTTCACAAAGTGCGTTACCAAATTCATCAGAACAACATCTACCACCAGCTTGTGCGGTAATAACAGAAATTGTTTTTCTTCTATCAAAAGAAACACATCTTTTAATATTTTTCAAATAACTAACTTCATCATATTTATCAGCTAAAGCTCTAGAACCAATACCACCTCTTTCTTCTCCGATAAAGAAGTAATAAAGACCTGGTACATTTTTAGCCATCATATATAACATAACAGTTGTTCCTGCTTTATCATCAGCACCTAATACTGTTGTTCCATCAGTTACGATGTGTTCTTGTTCATCAATTTGAACAGAAAAAAGTCTTGTAACAGCTTGTTTTCTATCGGCTGTATCTAAGTGACAAGTAAACATAGTTGTTGGATTGTCACCAATTATTTTATAATAGTTACCAACAATATCTTTACTTAATTCAGGTAGGAATTGAAGAACTTCATCTTCATGTCCATGTGGATAAGTTTTAGTAACTAATGAAAGGAATGTAGATCTTGGATCTAATGGATTATATTCAAATGTAGGAACCTTAATTGGAATTTTTTCATCTTCAACAGATTCTCCTTTTTTAACTTTATTATACAAAGTAACAAAGTTTTGAATATCTTCTGATGTAAAATAATTATGAAAATAATATCTAATAAAGTTACCACATTTCATATCAACTGTTCCTTTATCTTTTGTTGTTACTTTAAAATGAAAATCTTTATCAGAAACATCAACATTTGTTATTTTCAATCCATTGAAATATTCTGTATCTTCATCATCTAAACATAATATTTCAAAAGCAATATATTCATTCATATCATTAAGCTTTTCTAATACATCTATTAAAGCTTTTGATAATTTTATTTTTGGTAAGTTTGTTGGTTCTCCCGCCATCTTTTAAAATTTCTTTTTTTGTATATATTAAATTCAATTAATGAGTTATTTCAACTCTACCTTTAGAATATCTAACATACCTACTATTTGTATGATCTACCTGCACTTGACCAGTTACAGATCCTTGTTTTTTACTAACATAATCTTTTGTACAAACAACTATATCACAATTTGAAAGGTCATTTAAAGAATATTTCTTTTTTTCATTACTTTCCATCTTTTCTAAATGACTGTTTTTTTTAACTATGTCAGCAGCTTGTAGAATAACATTCTCTGGTATAATATCATCTTTTAATGTTTTAATTATAAGATGAGTTCCAATAATTCTATCACCAGTAACTTCTTCACCATTAGTTTTATAATAGTGATCAGGATTTTTTATACTTGTAGCGTGCATCCAAATATCATTTTTACTAGGCTCTGAACCACCGATTGGGTTAGCAAATTTACCGGAATACATAGTGGTTAGAAAATCATTACTTTTAGCATTTCTACCCCAATAGACATCATATACATTTTCTGGATTATTCGAATCTGATATTTTTTTATGTTTTATATCATAACCATCCAATTTGAATTGTTCTAAATCACTTTTTGGAGTGCTTGTAGATGTCTCATATACTTTAAACGTTTTAAATCTTTTAATTCTCATAGTTTATATATTAAAATTGAAAAATGTATAAACAAAAAAAACTCTCCATCAGGAGAGTTTTTTATATCTTTATTAACTATTAGTTAAGTAATTGATTTCTATCAGTTACAACGATAGTCATAAATTGTTTTTGTGGGAACCAACCAACTTCAGCTACTGCGTATCTAGATCTTAGTAACATTCTTGGAGCGAAAGTCGCTTCAGAAATAACTGAGATAGATTGAGCCATTAAGTAAGGTACGAAGATGATACCTGGTTGATCAGGATTGTTTTTTCTACCTAAAACGATTCTGTTGTCGTTATATTTCATGTATGGATCAACATAGATAGAAATATCACCAATTGAACCAACAGGATATAATTGACCTTGTCCGTTTAATTTAGATTTAACTGGGTTAATAGTGTAACCAGCGATATCTTGTAAAGCTGCAGCTAATCCCCCGTTTGTGATTAAGTATTGAGCTGGACCTACACGACCTTCAGTTGCGATGTAGTTAGAAGCGTGAGCAATCTTAGTGATTAACTTTCTTTGAACAGCGTGTGTAGTTTCACCTGTTACAGCAGCACTAGCATAAGCTGTGTTTAAGTCAAAGATTGTTGAAGCAGAACCAGTAATTAAAGTACTTGATAAAGAAGTATTTAATGGAGCTGATGTTCTGTTTAACGCACCCATCTCAAAGATTTTAGCAACGATTTGTTTAGAAATTGTTTGAGATAACTCGTTAACAAGGATAGATTCCATTTTTTGAACGATATCCATACCTGTGTTAGCTTTAATATCTTCAATTTCTGTTCTTCTTAAAGCTGAAGATACTTCAATAGTACCAACTGCGATAGTTTTAGAAGAAATTTTTGGTCCGATAACACCAGCGTAAGAGTCATCGTCAGCATCTCTACCCATTGGGTAAGAACCAGCAGCGTTAGAAGTAGCAACACCTGTCCAGTTTGCAGAGAAACCAGGGATATGATCTTCTAATGCAGATACTAATTCAACAGTTTTTGTACTTGCACCTGATACAGAGTGAGTACCAACAAGAACGATTTGAGATGACATAGAAGCCGTAGCTGAGAATGTATTTCTTGTAGAGTCAAAAGCCCAAGCAGTTGTAAATTGGTTTACACCTGTGTGAGATGTGTTAGCTTGTCTGTAAGCTCTGAAGATTGGGTAACCATCGATACGAGAGAAACCTAAGAACTCAGCGTAAGCAGCTTTGTTTGAAGGCTCAGTTTGAGTAAACTCACCACCTACTGGTGCTTCAGATCCTGCTGTGTTAGATGCAGTACCTAAAGTAACCCATACTCTACCACCTTGAAGACCACCACTTGTTTGAGTAATGTTATATCCAGATAATTTAGTGTTTAATGTTGTAGTAACATTTCCTAATGTAGTAGAGTCTAAGTTTAATTTGAAAACTTGTGGTCTCTCATCAGATGCGCCTAATCTTGTATCATCATATTGGAAATCAATATAAAGTAAATCAATTTTCGGACCTGGAGAAGGTTTAACAGCTACTAAATCTAAACCGATTGTTTGAGCAGCGATTTTCATAGCTACTGGTAAAAGGTTTTGACCAACGTCTCCTGAACCAGCAACACCACCCCAGTTTGCACCAACTGTAACACCTGAAGGTGTATTTGAACCAATAACTGGATTTAAAACAGCACCCATACCTGCTACGTTAGAAGCATTTACATATGCATTTTCATTGATTGAGTGAAACTCAGCGTATTCCGCCATCCATTCAACTCTATCACCTGTAACTCCCATGTTCTCAAGAACCGGAGCCCATTTCTTAGTTGCTTTCGCTTTGTCTATTCTAATGTGTGACATAATTAATTTATTTTTTTTTATTTTTTTTATAATCTATATATTACCTTAATTTTACTCGTTTTTTTCAAGTGTGGATTTTTTATAGATTAGATGTTTTTGAATCTTTCCATAATAGCATTTACATCATTGTCAGATAATTTATCTTCTTGAATTAAAGCATCATGTGAAACTAATTTTTTAGTTACAGATTCATTTGTTTTAAGATTTCTAGTTGCCCAGAAATGCTCAATTTGTGACTCAGTTGTTAACATTTCAGCTGGGTATAATCTAGCTTGTGATAACATAGATTTTTTAGCTGATTCATTTAACTGATTCCAGATAGCCTTAGTGTTTTCAGGCATCATTCTGATAACTCTTTCTTCTAGAGTTTCATTTTTAGTTGATAATGCTTCAGAAATTAATGAAAGAACTTCTTTTTGTGTGAAGTAACTTCTTTCGTTTATGTGAAGTTTAACAGTTTCTTGTTCTTCATTAGTTAAAGCATAGTAACTATCAACTTGTGATTTAGATAAGAATTTTAAGAAATTCAAATCTGATGTCTCGGAAACTTTACGTTTTTTAGCCTCTTCGATTAATTTATTAATAGATTCAGATAATTCAGAATCATTGTCACCAGAAACTTCATAGTCCATTGGTCCACATTCTTCATCATCTTCTTCATCTTCTTCGTGTGCATAAGCCTCTTCAGAACCTACGTGAGAAATACCATTGTATTCTTCTTCATCTTCGTTTTCTTCTTCAGAACCCCAAGCTTCTTCTTCATCCTCATCTTCTAAAGAAGAAAAACCAGCAGCGTTTAATGTTGGGAAAGCTTCTTCAGCAGATTCGAATAATTTACCACCGTTTAATTTCTCAGCAATCATCCCAGCGTAAGAGATTGATTTGTCTAAGTTCTCAGCGATATATTCAGAGTAAGCGATATTATCATCTAAGTGTTCAGCGATATATTCTGAATAAGCGATATTACCTTCTACGTGCTCAGCTAAATACTCAGAGTAAGCAATTGAATTATCAACGTGCTCAGCGATATATTCAGAGTAAGCGATGTTTTTATCTAAGTTTTCAGCGATGTATTCAGAGTAAGCGATATTCTTATCTAAATTCTCAGCGATATACTCAGAGTAAGCGATGTTTTTATCTAAGTTTTCAGCGATATACTCAGAATAAGAGATATTCTTATCTAAGTTTTCAGCGATATACTCAGAGTAAGCGATGTTTTTATCTAAGTTTTCAGCAACGTATTCAGAATAAGCGATATTCTTATCTAAATTCTCAGCTAAATACTCAGAGTAATTAACAGCTTTTTCTAGATTTTCAGCTAAATAGTCATTGTGTTTAATAAGTTTGTCAGTTGTTTCTTTTAACGACTTGTTCTCATTAACCATAATTTGAACTTTTTCAGCTAAATAATCTAAATACTTAACAACTTGAGAATTAGTAGTGTTTAATTCATCATAATACTCAAGTAGTTGTTCTAATTTCTTAGGGCTTAAGTTACCTTTAGAAATAGCATTCTTAACTTCTTTCTTTGTAGAAGCTAATTCATTAACTAAATACTTAGAGTAATCAGTTAATTGTTGCTTAGTAACAAACTCATTTTTGTTCATGTTAAATAGATCATTTATTTTTGACTCATCGGACATTTCATATATCCTAAAGTTGGATTGTGGATTATCATAACCTAGTGATTCATTAAGTGTTTTAACACTCATTTTAGCTGAAGCAAAACCTGGATCAGCAACTATATCATAAGTAAATAATTTCTTTAACGAAACTGATCCGTCAGACTCAGTAATACCTGCGGCTCTAGAAGAAACAAAAACAGGACATCCGTCATCGACCAATGCCTTAGCTTCTTTACCCCAATAAGTACTTAATAATCTGATTTCACCAGTGACATTATTAGCCTCTTTAACATAGTTAGCTTTAGTAATTATGTGTGAAGCCCTTGAAAGAGATGTGTCAAATACGTCTGGATGGTCAAATTCACCATACACAGCACCTAACCCATTCATCCTTTCGTTAAGTTCTTGTAGAGCTGGTAAGAATTTTTCAGCTGTATAAATTCTTTCATTACGGTTTTTAACACCGAATTCTGTAAATATACCACCTAATACATACTTATCTTTACTCACCGAATTATTCTCAACAATAAGAGAATTAGTTGAATTTTCTACAATTAAGACTGGTTTCATGTAAAATAGTTATTTTTTGTATAAATTATAGTGTATATATTGCCTTATCAAACTCCTCTTTTTTCTATATGGATTTTTTACAGTAACTAAATTTTATAAATACCAAAAGGCTTTTTAAATCATGATTTTTAAAACATTTTCAAAATGAAAAATAAAATACATGTATATTTATATAAAATGATTCTAACTAGAGAAATAGATGTAAAGATTAGTGAGTCCAATTTTCATTACTATGAAGACTTAGGATATGATATAGGATTGGGTGAGGTTATTACCATACCAGTAGAATTACTTTCGAAAGGTTCCCATCATAAAATAAAGTGCCAATGTGATAGTTGTGGTATAGAAAAACAGGTTATATATAAAAACTATCTTAAATACGACAATAAGAATTGGGGAGACTATTTTTGTAGAAAATGTTCAGAAATAAAAAGAAAAGAAACACTAAGAAAAAACTTTGGTGTTGATTATCCTATACAAAATAAAAAAGTATTATCTAAAATGAAAAATACCTTAGTTGAAAAATACGGTGTAGATAATATATCAAAAAAGAATAAAATAAATAAAGATGGCTAAATACAATGAAGGAGATATTCTTGAATCTCAAATAGAATTCTCCGTTAGCGGAAATGCAACTGTCAAAGTTGATGGAAAAGAATTTTTCGTACATAAAAAGAGAACGTTAAATTCACTACACTTAGATAAAGTAAGATTTGTTCTCTTTAAAGGAGAAAAAAAATTAGAAGCAAAAGTAATAGAGGTAGTTGAAAGATTTAAATTAGAATTTGTAGGAACTACTCAAGTTAAAAAAGATCACACATTTGTTATACCAGATAACTCAAAAATACACGTTGACTTTTATATAAAAGGTAAACACTCAGCAGAAGATAATCAAAAAGTACTTGTTAAATTTGATAGTTGGGAAAACGGTCAAAAATCACCAAATGCTAAAATTGTTAAAATTTTAGGAACTGTTGGTGAGAATGAAACCGAAATGAACGCTATTATGTATGAATATAACTTACCAGTGGATTTCCCACAAGAAGTTTTAAATGAATCAGAGTTAATATCAGAAGTTATTACTGAGAAAGAGATATCTAAAAGAAGAGATTTGAGAAATATAACTACAATCGGTATCGATCCGTTTGATTCAAAAGATGCTGATGATACAATCGGATTAGAATTTAAAGATGGTAAAAGATATGTTTCTATAAATATCGCAGATGTTACACACTATATAAAACCAGGAAGTGCCTTAGATGAAGAAGCTTATAAAAGATCATCTTCTGTTTATTTAGTTGATAGATGTGTGCCAATGATACCAAAAAGATTGAGTAATGGTATATGTTCTTTAAAATCAGGTAGTGATAAACTATGTTACTCTGTTATAGTTGAATTAGATACAAATGGTAGAATTGAAAACACTTGGTTTGGTAGAACTATTGTAAACGTAAATAAAGACTATTCTTATGAAATGGCTCAAGAAGTTATCGACAGAGGAACAGCATCAGAAGAAAATAAAGATTGTGATGAGGTTATTTTAGAATTACACAGATTAGCTTTAAAAATGAGAAGAAGAAGAATGTTAGGAGGTTCCATGGAAATTGGTGGTGTTGAAGTTAAATTCAAATTAGCTGATGATAATAAAAAACCAATTGGACTTTATTTAAAAGAACAAAAAGAAGCTAATCACTTAATAGAAGAATATATGTTATTAGCGAATAGAGAAGTTGCTAAGTTTATTAAGTCTAGAGGGTTACCTTGTGTTAATAGAATTCACGAAGAACCGGATGAAACTAAATTAGAACATATTAAAACATTCATATCAACTTTAGGATATGAAGTAAATTACGGTGATACACCTGAGAAGACTAAATTAGTTATAAATGAACTAATGAAAAGTTGCAAAGGAACTAGTGAGGAAAACATCATTACAACTTTAATAGTTAGAGCTCAGCAAAAGGCTAAATATACAACTAGAAACATTGGTCATTATGGTTTGGGATTTGAACACTATTCACACTTCACAAGTCCGATTAGAAGATATAGTGATATGTTGACACATAGATTATTATCAATGGCATTGAAAAGTGAGGGATATAGTAAAGATGTTAAACCAAACGAATTAGAAAAACAATGTGAGTGGATATCTAAACAAGAAGTAGTATCAGCAAAAGCTCAAAGAGATTCTATTAAGTATAAACAAGCTGAATACTTAGGAGACAGAATTGGTCAAGTTTTTGATGGAATTGTTTCAGGTGTATTAGATAGAGGAATCTATGTAGAATTGTTTGAAAGTAAATGTGAAGGTTTAATAAAACTAAGTAGTTTAGAAGGAAAATGGATGGCTTATCCAGATAATTACTATGCTGTTAGTGATTTAGGTGATAAAGTTAGATTAGGTGATCCAATAAAGGTTGTTGTTAAGTCAGTTGATTTAGAAAAGAAACAAATCGATTTTTTAAAATTTTAATTATGGGACAATTATATAGAGTAGATAATGAGGATTCTCATTTAAAAAATAGAATTAAAAAATTCTATTTAGAAGGAATTAAATTATCACAATTTGAAAATAAATTAGAAAAGTGGCCCAACTGGTTACAATTTAAAAGAGAAATTAAGTTGAACTCTTTACTAGAAGGTAAAAGAGTTCAATTTGATATTGAAGATATTAATGAATGGGGTAAAATTGATAGTGTTAAATCAAATGATATGAGTTTATCTGATGTGGTTTTTTCGGTTAAAAGAATCACAATGATTATAAAAGATGATATTGTCGATGAGTTAGAAATTGAATGGAGACCATTACAAACAGAATTGGGTAGATCAATAATTGGATTATTAGATGCTGGAATTGATGTAGATATATCTATGAGTTTCTTTGAGGATCAATTTAGTCATTTTTATATAAAAACAGAAAAGAACACCACCTTGAGCACCCATTTCACCACCGACTTGAGCACCACCTTGAGCACCCATTTCACCACCGACTTGAGCACCACCTTGAGCACCCGGAGCGGCTCCGGCGCCAGCAGCATCTTTAGCCCAATATTTCTGGTTTTCAGCTTTTTCTTCAGGTGTTAATTTAAATACGTGATCCATTATCCATTCAATATGGAAATAAGGTTTTTCACCATTCATAATACCAGTAAGTGTACCAATTGCTTCAGCTCTTTTAGCTAAATTATTAATCTTTTTCCACTCTTCAAAAATTTGATTTGAGTTGAAATCAATATCTATCTCATTCATTATAATATCATCTTCTCTGAGTTCTGGAAATTCAACTAACATTTGTAGTTTAAGAGGTTTTACTATAATTTCTTTAAAATTTGCTCTTAATCTACCAATAAAATTATGAAACTTAACTTCATCATTTGTCATACCAGCTTGATCAGCAACAAAAGTACCACCACCACCTTCAGCTTCAAATCGATTAATTGGAATTTTAGAAGCTCTTTTAAGTGCCATGTGAAACCACTTCAACATACCATCTTCATTTATATCATGTCCTTGAGGAGCAACTAATTCCATATTAGGAGTACCAGCATCACCATCAGGAAACCATACTTGTTTATTATACGGAATATGTTTAGCACCATTTATAGAAATTGTACCCAATGTATCATCAAATTCAATTTCTTCTGAATAATCTTGTATCAATTGACCTATTTGTTCTTCCGCCTTTTGTCTAGATAAACCTTTGATCGGAATAGTAAATTTTTGATAGACAGTAGCATTCATTATATTAAACATAATTCTTGTTTGCTCAAGAATTTTTAACTGGTTATAAGGTTTAATTAAACCTTCAACATATGAAGTCTCAGAAAAATCATTTTGAGTTGAATATGAAATAAATGCTATTTGAGAATCTAAAAATATTCTTCTCAACTGCGGATCTTCAGGAAACTGAATCCATAAGTGACCAACGTTTGGTTCATAAGCTGGTACAATACTTTCTGGTTTTAACCTATTAAATGCGATTATATTCTTCTTTTTATCATCCCAAACTAATTCAACTGCCAAATAACCATCTATAAGAAAGTCTCTCATCATGTTAAAAGCAGTAACACTATCTGAAAATCCAAACTTATTATATATTTTTTCAAAAAATTCTTGATATTTATCTTTTATATCTTGTGAATAGTCAGAAGATAATGGTGATGGTGAACAAAAGTCTTTAGTATCATTATAAACAATGGACTCATCCGCGATAGCACTAATAAAATCTCTAATTTCATCTTTAATTGAATATTCTCTTAGTATTCTTCTTTTATCAGGATAAGACTTATCCAAATAAGGTATAGATTTTCTATTTAAAACCGAAGCAACCGCTCTTTGAGAAAAGAAGTCATACATTGAACTACCTCTCGCTGCATAAGGATCTTCGTTAATACCAACACCAACTTGATTTCTGATGATCATATCATCGTAGTTCATACCATAGTTAGATAAGTTTCTTAATATTCTACTAAAAAGACCTTTATTTTCTACAGCGGAATTCACAAAACCCATTCCACCTTGAGAGTTATTATTATTTGTATAATTATATGAAGCCATTAAAAATTATAAATTTTAATGGTATATATAAAAATATGAACTCCCTAAAATGAAAAAAGAGACCCAAAGGTCTCTTTTTCTATATTCCTAATTCATTCAGTTTATTATCTCTCAACTTTTCTTTTAGTCTAAGTTCGTAGTCTTCTAACTTTACACTAAAACTATTAGACCAAATAAGTTCTCTATAAGGGGCCATTATCCACTCATTGTGTAAATAAACATTTTCAAAAATGATATTTTTTCTTTTTACAGTAGGATCTTTCTCAATAATAAAATCCTTAATTAATTCATAATCATACTTCATACTCTTAGATATAAAAAGTTCTATTTACAACATTCAAACTATTCACTGATATCTCACTTTCTTTCAAGACGTTTCTAATGTCTTTATTATAATTAGTTAAGTGATAAAATAACTTAGTAAAGTTTTTAACAGATGATCTGTTTTTAAAAAGGTTACCATCACACCAAACAATTTCACCATTTTGTTTTAAGGTACAATTAATTCTGTGAGTATTTTGACCTGAAGTGAAAATGAACATAACCGTAATTGCTTCTTTTTCTCTTAAAACCCTAACAGAATGAAAAATAGCATTATCAAAAGCTTTTACTTTACCAACTAAAATATCAAACTTTAGATCTTCAATTTTCTTTTGCTCAATTAAATTAGCATGTTCAATAAGTCTTTTAGCTAAATCATTTTGACCAAATGCTGATACTTTTTCAGATGCTGATACGTAAGTAGAATATTTCATATTTATAGATTTTTAATAACTATACAAAGATAGTAATTTTTTAATCTAATTTAAAATCTCCTTAAAGAATTTTTTATCCTTTGTATATGTCCTTTTAATGCTTCATATTGAGCTTTGATTTTACCATCAACATCATAAAAATCAGAAATAAGAGCTTGTACCATCTCATTATGTCGTTGATCTCTTGTCTCTAATTTAGCATTCCATATCTGCATTAGTTTTTGAGGATCATATACGGCCTTTGGGTGTTGTGAATATAAAAATCTTGGAATTTGACTCATGTGTATTTTATGACATCTATAAATCTGTATAGCATTATACTCCATTAAAGAATACTCAAATTTCCATTTTAATAGTTCTTTATACATCCCATCATAAGTAACTTTCAGAAAGGTATCATTGTCAAAAAACTCATCTTTGAAATAAGGATCAAAGATAGCACTTCTTATTTGTAGTGGTATAAAGTTTAAATTAACACCAAATATGATAACTTTATTATCAAATTTTTTATAACTAACAACAAATACAGGTGAATACTCCATCCATTTAGAAGGGTCTTTATAATGAATAAAATAAAAACCACCTGGTTTTATATCAGAGACATTTATAGCTTTAAACATCTTATCACTCTTACTCCACTTATCTAAAAACTCAAGTGAATTGTTTTTAAAATTTTCTTCTAATCCGTTACCATGTACCAATAAACTTAATTTAACTCTTTCTTCTAAAGCACCCATAGAAAGTTTTTTCTTTTATATATAAATAAAATGAAATAAACTTATGTTAAATTCCAAGCCAAATAATTCAAAATATCACGGTGGTCTTTATATTCCAAAAAATAAAGACAAGGTAATAAAATTAAATACTCAAGGAGGTCTTTTTTATAGAAGTTCTTGGGAGAAAAAGATAATGACATGGTTAGATTTAAAACCGGAAATAACTAAATGGGGTGCTGAGTGCTTACAGATACCATATCAAATGACACACTTTGAAAATGGAGATACAAGAGTTAAAAACCATGTATATCATGTTGATTTTTATTATGAAATGAGAATTAATGGTGTTTTGAAACAAGTTGTAGCTGAAGTTAAACCACAAAAAGAATACGCATTTGTACAAGCATTAACTGAAGGTAGGCTTCAAGTACCTGAGGATAAAGGTAAGAAGTTAAAAAACTTCGAGTATGACCTAAAAATGGCGTATAAAAATAAACAAAAATGGGAAACAATGATAAACTGGTGTAACAAAAAGGGTTATGACTTTATAATCATAACAGAAGAACACCTAAAGAAATTTAATGTTTAAGTAAATCTATAAAATAATATAGTTAAATAAATTGATATTAGTAATATAGGATGTAGATCTACATAAACTTTATAAATTCTATTTGAGATATGATAAAGTAAAAATTTTGTAAATCCTAATAATATTATCATAAGAAATAAAACACTAAAACTTGAAAATAAACCAATTATTGGCCAAATAATTGAAGTTGTTTTTATCAAGTAATAAAGTATATCAATTTTTTTTATTTGACTTGAATCTTTTTTCTTAAAAAATATATCTAATCTTTTTCTATTGGAAAAATAAAAAATCTCATTTAATGTAAATAAAATTAAGGCTAAATAGAACAATGTATTCATATCGTTTCTTTAATTATTAATTCAGACATATTCAACAAATTTTTAAACTGGTGTTGATATATTCTAATTGATTTATCCTTTGTGAGTTTTTCAAAGAGTGAATCTTCTATAAAAGCAACTAGCTCATCACCAACCGTTCTTTCATATTCATCTGGTATATTATTTTCATTTCTACCATCATAAATAGAATTTATATATTTAATTCTTTCTTGTGTGTCTAAATGTATTGAACAACCATCTTGTATTGGAGACTTACCTCGAATAGATTCTTCCCAAAATTGTAATACGACTTTATTCATAATATAATATTTAAACTTTGTATTAAAATTAATAAAAAAGTTTTAATTAAACTTATCAATCTTTATATCTCTATTTACTTTACTACATAATGGTTGTAAGTTAGTATAGTGATTTAACCTTATAACATCATTTTCACTATTTACAGAAGATATTGGTATGATATGATCAATATCCATACTTAATTGTTGATAGAATGGTTACAACAATTTTAAAAGAAGAAGAAATTTTAGAAGAAAAATAGAAAAAACCCAGTTTAAAACTGGGTTTTTCCCTTCCATATACTTTTGATTTTTCTCTTTATTCTACCTATTCTACCTTCAAGTTCAAATTTAGCCCCGCTAAAACCCGGAGAACTGACTATATCAAATGGAAATAAAACTTGAACAGTCACTTTATCCCAATCTTTTATGTCTTTATTTTTCATATTCTATAAAGAGTGTAATCCCATACCTTCGTTAGAACCTTCGATAGAGATCAATCTAATTTGGTGTTCATTATCACCTTTCTTTTTATAAAGGTCATTATATCCTTTTGCTATTCCTCTTTTAAAGATCTCAGTGAAATATGCAAAAGCATTTACTGATTTTTCTTCATTAAAGTTATACCAGTTTTGGAATACATAAAGTAATCCACTTTGATAACAATCTAATTTATCATCATTAGACCAATATCTCATTTTTTTTATTGTTTTCTTAGCAAGAAGCTCTAACATTTTTTGAGCATTTCTTGTTAATCTTCCTTGTGCTTTACTTACTACTAATTCAATATATAATTCTCTGTTATTTAAATACATCCATAATCATTTATTTTTTAAGCTTATAACATCATAAGCTTATGATTTTCGATGTCCTTCATGTTATATATTAATTATAAAAAAAAGTTTAAATGAAAAAACCCTCTTGAATAAGAGGGTTTTTAAAATATTTATATTTAATTAGAATTTAATTCTTTCTTTATATTGTAATTCTTTAACACCTTTTAACTCAGCATCTAAATTTTCTTTTCTTTTATTTAGATTATTTAAAGCTGTAGTTAAAACCTCAGATTCACCAATCATCTTGATAGAACCTTTAAGTTTATCAATGTTAAAGTTAACATCTTCTAATTTTAAGGTAATTTCTCTTTCTTTATCTTCAAGTTTTCTTTTAACTATTAACTCTTTACCTAATTTATTTTCGAAGAAATAAGTTAGATCATAGTTTAATTCATTTCTAACTTCATTAACCAATTCTATAGCTGATTCGTATTTAAAGAATGAATTACCATATCTTTCATCACATCTGTATAAGAAAGTTGCGTTTTTATAGTTGAATGCGAAACACTCTAAATAAGGGTTAATTAAGTTATTAACTCTTTTAACAACATCTAATTCAACAAATTTATCTAAGTTTTTAGAAGTTTCTAATAAAATTGGATAAAAGTTTTTATTTACAATAGGAATAATTGGAGAATTAAATAAACTTTCTAATGTAGTTTCTTCATTCATTTCATCATCATTAACAAATACCTTACCTTTTTTAGCAACTGATAAACCAATATTTAAATATTCAGAAATTCTAAAATTAACTCTATCTTCTGTAATAGTAGCATATTTCATAGCCGTTTCTAACATTCTCAATGTTTTTAAATCCTCTTCGTTTTTAACATTGTTTTCTAAAAGAGTTTTCTCAACATTGTTATCAGTTAAAAGGAACCAAGAATCTTTAACTAAAGCAATATGTCCATCTTCAACAGATTCAACAATAGTAAAAATAGATTCTCCTTTACCACCACTCAATAAGTTAGTTTTTTGTTCAGGTGATTTAGTTAAGTTATGTACAAATAATTTAACTTCAGGAACCCAGTCATAAACAGATAACTCATTAAGAACTTTAGACATTCTATCATTATCACTCTCTAAGTTAATAGTTTGTAAAAGTACATTAATTGGTTGTCTGTAAAGTTCACCTTGATTTTTCGAATTAAGAACATTATATAAATTTTTCAATTCATATAATAATTCAAAATTTTTCATATCATCATTTAAATTCTCTAATAGAGACTTTACACTTTTATCATAAGTATATGGCTTAAGTCTTTCATTTAAAGAAAGAATAATAGTTTTCTCAGAAGCTTCGTTACAAGCATTCATGTGACCTTCAACTATTACAGATATCTCGTCTTGTTCAAGACTTAAATTCTTCTTAAAGTTAAATAATTCAAGTTTTAGATTCTTCATATTTGTGTAATATTTTTTTAATTTATAGAGTATATATTAAGTCAAAAAAATCATTTTTTTCCATTTTTTATTGACCCGGATTACCTCTATTTGGATCATTGTAATTACCACTAGCTCTTTCTCTAGCTCGTAATATTGTATCGAACCATCTTGTTCTTTTTGGTTGAATAGATCTAAAGTCTGCGTTGGCATACGATCCATAAAAATCAGAACCACCAACAGATCCGTAAGTATTGTAAAAACTACCAGTTACCCCATATGCAACATCTGGAACTCTAGCATTTATATTAACACCAGGTATAGAATATGGATCCGTACTAACAGGTTGACCCGTCAATGAATTAGGAAGAGGTGGAGAAACATAATCTCTAACCTTACTATTTATATCATAACCATTTAAATCTGATTCACCACTACCATAAGATCTTGGGTAACCAACATCATTTATTCTATCCGCTCTAAATGCTGGATAATATGTTTCAACCGTAAAAGAAACTTTCAAAGATATTTTATTATCAGATGTTAGGTTTTTCTCTCTAGACATCTGAACTGTATTACTATCCGGCATAGTCAATACCGCATCAATGTTCATAAAATTATGTTCAAAGTACATAAATTTGTATATCCAAAGGGTATTCATTATAGATTGACTACATTTGAATGTATCAATCTCAGATGATAGTAGTATTTCTAAGTCATAGTTAACAGAAATTGGAACAGCTCTAACCTTAGCTAACGTTTTTCTAATTTCAACCTCATTCTCAACAACCATTCTCAACCAAACATTTGGGTTAGCAAATTCATCAGACTTTATATTAAATCCTGTTAGTGTTAGATGTCCTCTTGGTATAATATCAGTATTAAGTTCAACATATCTATTCTCAGAAACAATATCATCCGAAAATGAATCTAAAAGAAATCTTTCATCACCAGTCAATGAATAATAAATAGGAACTTGTACAAAAACATCACCCGATGTAAATCTATTTAACCATTTAATTTGTCCTTCTAAAGTATCAAGTACACAAACAGTTAAATCTCTGAAAAAAACATCTTCAAAATTAAATCTTTCACCAATCATAATGATATATATTAAATAAACTTTCTTTCTATTATCACATATATTGAATACTAAAATTGAGGAATATTATGGCAGTTAACTTATTATTATGGGAAAAATGGAGACCAAAAAAAATTGAGGATTTAATTCTTTTACCAAGAATTAGAAAACATTTCGAAAATGGTGTTAATCAACACTACATATTTTATGGTCACTGGGGTACTGGTAAAACCAGTTTATCTAGAATATTAATCGGAAAATACTCAAAAGAAACTCCATTCATGGAAGTTAACTGCTCAGAAGAAACATCCATTGACTTTTTAAGAGAAGAAATATCAACATTTTGTAGAACAAAACCAATGTTTAGTGATTCCGATGTTAAATATGTTTTTTTAGATGAGTTTGAAAGAGTATCAGCTCAATTTCAAGATGCGTTTAAAGCTTTTATTGAAAAGTATAACGATAAAGGTGTTATTTTTATTCTAACAACAAATCACATAGAAAAGATTGGAGGTGGATTAAAATCAAGAATAAAAATGTTAAACTTTGATTGCGAAAGTGTAGAAGAAGAAAGATATCTCAAAAAAGAATTTTTTAACAGAATTAAAAGTGTTATTCTACCAGCCGAGGGAAAAGATGTTCCGAAAGAAGAATTAATAAGAATAGTGACAAAAAGGTTTCCAGATTTCAGAAATACATTAGTTGAATTACAAGATTATTTAGAAACTGGTACAAGTAGTATTAGCGGAAATATATCAAATAAGGTTAAACAAGAACTGTATGATGTTTTATTCAATACCGATACTAATTATGATAAAATTTATCACTTTTTAATGGGTACATTTGGAGCTGAAAAAATAGATCAAATGATCAAGATATTAGGTAGACCATTAGTTGATTATGTTGTTAATAACTATCCAGATAAAGTTGATAAATTATTTGAATGTAATTATATCATAACAGACTATTCATCGAAATTAGATTCAAATACAACCGATCCATTAATATTAGGAATGACAATAATTGGAAAATTAAAGGAATTACTAAATTAATATATAGTTTATGGCAAACTATAATTTCACTGACTTTTATTTAGGATACCCAGAACATCCAAGATTTAAAGATTTAACTCTAATAGAAGATGATGTTATAAGAGTAATTGTTCAAAAGTGGGAAATGATATTATTCACTAATAAAGGTGAGGTTTTTGCTCAGCCGGATTTTGGTGGTAATTTAAATTACTATTTATATGAAACTAGACTTTCAGCAGAAACAATTAAAGATGAGTTAAATGCTCAAATATCAGCTTATATACCAGAAATAAATGGAATTCCATATACATTAGAAGTCAGCTTTTTTGAAGATCCAGAAAGGTATCAGGAGTTCATGGAAGTATATTTTCAAATAAGAGATTTGGATGTATTCTTGGTAGTTGCTTAAAATCTATAATGTTCATTTATAAATCTTAAAAAATCATGAATATAATTTTCTTTTATTTTTTTAGGTAAATCTTTAAATTTTATATTATCAGTCCAATCTTTATTAAAAACCCACTTCATATTTTTCGGAGCCTTCTTTTTAGACTTATATTTACGACGCATCGCCCAAATATATCTAAACTGTTGTTTACTTTTCGATGGCATAATTTAATATTTTATTTTATTGGACAAAAAGTTGCTGAATAAATGAAGTTTTCATTTCTTTTTAACTTAACACCCATAACTCTAGCAGCCTCTTCAACATCTTCTAAACATTCTCTATCAGCACCACCAACTAGAATAACATCTCTAACTTCACCTAATTCTTCATTAACACTTTGAGCCTCTGTTATTTGAATAAATAAATCATGTAGTTTTTTAGGTAAGTGATACCATTTATGATTATTACCAATATAAATAATCATAGTACCTTCTTTAGTTGGAAAACTATCACCTTTAACTAATTCATTTTTATCTTCTTTTTCCTTAACATCTTCATAAACATCCGTATCCAAAACTGGTTTGAAAAAGTCAGCGTTAACGTCATAATTATACCTTTTCTCAATTAAATCCTTCTGATTTGGAAAGTGATAAAGGTCTTTGTGAACTGGAATTTCAGGATCTTTATCATATAAATAATCTTTATCAACATTTTTACCTAGATGATGATTATCCCATATTTGATAAACTCTATTGAAATTCTTACAATATTTTTTTAACTCACTTAAATAGTTTTCTGTGAAAAATTTTTTAAATGATTTTTGAACATCAACTATTATAAGAATATCATTATTATCAATATTGTATTTTTCAAACCTTTTCAAATATCTCATAATATATATATTAAAAATTAAAATCTAATTTATCTCTTTTAATATCTCTATTGACTCTACTACAAAGAGGTTGTAAATTAGTATAGTGATTTAAACTCATTAATTCTTCATCTGTTTTAGCAGAAGATAGTGGTATTATATGATCAATATCCCAACCATAATTTAATTCACCATTATATAAACCATAGTTATTCCAATCCATCCAATATTCAAATTTCGACTCTAAATGTAATTTTAATTCTTCAAATGAACATCCAACTATTTCACTTGTTTTAGTTTTCTTAACTTTTAAAAACCTTTTAACCATAGACCTTGCGGAATTTTTGATGATTTTATTAGGATCTTTCATAACAACATTGTGATAATAATTCTTTTTATACTCTTTTATCTTTTCAAGATTATCAGATCTCCATTTTTTATAATTTTCACTTTTTTTATCTTTATTCAAAATAGCATAATTTCTATCATATTCCTTTTTAAATTCTAAATTATCTATATACCACTTTTTGCTTTTATCATTACATTTTTGTTTATTTGAAATATAATATTCTTTTTTATACTCTTTATTTTTATTTTTATTTTTCTCAGAGTAAACTTTTCTACAATCTTTACAATCATGTCTATATCCATCTTTACTCGAGCTTAATTTCCCAAATAGTTCAAAGCTTTTTTCTTGTTTACAAGTACAACAAATCTTCATTTCTGTAAATTATTTTTCCCAAGTATATCTATATTCAAAATAAATATGAGTATCCATGAAATCAGGATAAGCTGAATAATAAGGAATTTCACATCTTTTAAGAAACTGATTTATCCCCAAGTAAAGTTCCTCAATATCATTACCATTTATATGTTCCCATCTATCAACCCACAATTCAATTAATAGTTCATATCTTTCACTTTCTATTATACCTTCTAAATTATCAAACCAAGGTCCTACTTTGAGTTGATCACCATCAAAACTTATCATAGTACAATGATCCATATTACTATCCGGATATGGATATAAAACTGAAAAATTTATATCTATTGGTGTTAAAATTTTAGCAGAATCACAGGATGATAAAATAACATCTTTAAACTCATATGGATCTAAAAACCAATATTTATTAATAATCTGTTCTAATTCAGACTGACTTTTGAAATTTTCAAATAATTTTATTATCATTATTTATATATTAAAAACAAAAGTGTTATATTTGCTTAAATATATATACATTATGTTATTAAGTAAGTGGGATGTAGTAGCTGAAACAGAACAATGTGTCTTAGTTACCATCGATGAGGATGTTGATTTGACAAATTTAGAATTAACTATTATAGACGAGTTTAGAATACCCGTAATAAAATTAAAAGTAAATACAAGAGATATTTCAATTTGTTTACAAACGGGAAAGCCAATGTTTGCACAATTAGGTAACTCAGTTAAATATATAACTGGATCTGGTAAAAATTCTTATTAAATAAAAAAGAGACTTAAAAGTCTCTTTTTTTTATAATGGAAGTTCTTCTTCTCCTTCTTCTCCTTCTTCTTGAGCTTGTCCTTGACCCTGAGTTTGTCCTTGACCCTGACCCTGAGCTTGTCCTTGTCCTTGACCCTGAGCTTGTCCTTGTCCTTGACCCTGAGCTTGTCCTTGAGGTTCTTCAAATTGTCCTTGATCTTGTCCTTGTCCTTGAGTTTGTCCTTGACCTTCGGCTTGAGTATCTACTTGTACCTGTCCTTGTCCTTGACCCTGAGCCTGTCCTTGTCCTTGACCCTGAGCCTGTCCTTGTCCTTGACCTTGAGTCTGTCCTTGAGCACCACCCATCAAAGCGTTTCCTGGAATTTTTTCCAAATCTAAACCACTAATAGTAATATATTTTAATAATTCTTCAGCGATTTCAACATCTCCAAAAAATTGACGAAGATTTTTACCAGTAGAATCTTTAACCTTCTTAACGTAAGAGTTAATCAAAGATTGTGGAATATCAACCATAGATCTAACTTTATAAATATCACCAACTTGTAAAACTGATTCTTTAATAGCTTCTACAAAAGCAGATTTATTAATTGATTTTAATTTAACCTTTTCTGTTTTATAAGATTCAAAAGTTCTAATATGTTTCATATTTTAGCATAATTTTTTATAGGTTATATATTAATAATAAAAACTCATTTTTTTCACTTTATAAAGCGATAACTGTTAACAATGTAACTACCACACCAGCTAAAAAACCACCACCGAGTGACAACCACTTAACTTTTTTAATATCTTTTTTTAAACCTTCAATTTCTGTATTTTTATTTGTATTTTGTTTTTCACAAAGATTTACATCGGTTGTTAAATTTTTATTTTGTTGATTTAAATTCTCAATTTGTTTATCTTTATCGGTTATTTGATTATTCAATTCACTATTTAACTTCTCCAGTTTAACTATTTGTTTACTTTGCTCATCTATTATCTTTATATAAGATATATTTAAACTATCACATTTTATTCTTGCAACTTTCATCAACTCCAATACTTCTAGTTTATTGTCTATATTTTGTGCTTGCTCTAGTGTAAAAATAACAATCTTCTCACCCTTTTCATTCAATTCAATTTTTGGATAATCTTGTGAGAACGAACAAAAAGATATCAACATTATAAATAATAATAATATTTTACTCATGGTTTTAATTTATTTTTTAGTGATTCTATCAAATCATCATCATTTCTTCTAATTGGATTTTTGAGTAATTCATCTATTTTTCTATCAGCTTCTAATTTCTCTTTAGCTAATCTATTAGCTTTATCAGTTGCTTGTTTAACTTTTTCTTTCGAAATATCTAAATCATTTTTTAATTTATCAATAGTTTTTTCTCTTTCATCAATTCTATCTTGTATAGTTTTGTATTCCGATTTTAGTTTGGAATTAGCTTTCACTAAAGAATCTCTAATTTTTTGTAAATTAATATTATCCTGATGTAGTTTATCATACTTAGTATCGTCTATTTTTGTACAACTTCTTATATTTAAGAACAGAGAAAATAAAAACAAAGTTGTTAGAACATAAATAGAAATCATTTTAAAATCTTTCATAAACTTTATAATTTTTAGCAGTATATATAAAAAATATATTATCTTTGTAAAAAATATTTATTATGAAACTTGTCTGCTTTGACTTTGACGATACTTTATTCCATACACCTAAGGCTGATATAGGTAAATCTATATGGGAAGAAAAAACTGGTACTATGTGGCCATATAATGGTTGGTGGGGTAAATCCGAAACTATTGATAGTAATATATTTCACATACCTATGAATCAATGGGTTTTGAGGAAATACCAAGAACACCGTTCCGAAGACGGTACTAAAGTAATTGTTGCCACTGGTCGTTTAGCTAAAGTAAATGGAATGCTTGATAACATAAATAAATTGTTTGAAGAAAACAATTTAGAATTTGATGAAGTTCATTTAAATTGGGGCGGAGATACTCTACGATTTAAATTGAAACTATTTGAACAAAAGTTAAAAGAACATAAAGTAAAAGAGTTTATTATGTTTGATGATAGACATGAACACCTACCACATTTTGAAGATTGGGCAACTGAATTTTCCAAAGAAAATGGTGTTAAAATAACTGTTGTTGATGTTATTAATAAAACCGAAAAAACATTTGAAAGATAATTAATATAAATATATAATGCAAAAATAATTTTTAAACTATGGCAAAAACTAAAGAACAAGTAGAGTCAAAAGTAGAAGAGATTTTATCCAAACCATATCGTTTAGATCTTCACAATGACGATTTTAATTCTTTTGATTGGGTAATCACTTGCCTAATGAAAGTATGTAAACATGAATATGAACAAGCTAACCAATGTGCTTTTATAGTTCATCATAATGGTGTTTGTGATGTTAAATATGGAGACTATGAGACTATCTCTGATATGAAAGATAAACTACAAAATGCTGGTTTATCAGTAACAATGGAAGCTAATTAATAAAAAAGTCACTCAAATTGAGTGACTTTTTTTAGTTTCTACCAAACCAATTACTACCTTGTGAATAGTTCGATCTTCTATTTATAAACTGTCTTCTAGCTTTAAGAACTTGACCATAATCAAGTCCTTCCATATAATCTCCTTCATTCATACATTTTTCAATGTAAGTCATGAATTGTTTATTGGTTTTATTACCCCACTCTTCAACCATCTCTTTGAATTCATTTTTATTAAAGATAGAACTCATGTTAACCAAAGTCATAACGGTATCATCATGACCAACATCAGCCGCATATCTAACATTACCAGAAGTTGTTGTATGTTTAACAAAAGTTGTTATCTCTCTAATATTATCTTCATTGGTAATAACCAATCCTTTATTCTGCATTAATTCTTGATAATCTTTAACCATCATATTTTTATTATCACCAACTTTTAATCCAACTTTCTCTTCTGTTGAATCAACTCTATGTTTATATCTAACAAAAATTGAAGATCCATATTGATTATTACCATCAAAAACATGTGGCATCTCCGCCAATAATGTATTACCATAGTTATTTAGCTCCAATACTATTTTAACATTCTCCGGATTAAAATATTCAAAAGCAATGAGATATAAAAGTTCAGCCAATTGCTTAACTGAAATGAAATTATTTCTATAAATACCTATTTGTTCTAATCGGAAAAAATCAACAATTGATTTATACTTAAATTTTTGTTCTTCTATTAAATCAGTTGATTTCTCACCAACTTTAAATATGTTAATAACAGAATAGTCTTGTCCTAAACCTTCTGATATATCTACCGATAGTACAATTTTATATTCCTTTCTTCGTATTGGTATAAAAGTATCATCATCTTCTATCCATTTTAAATCAGTATAACTAAATCTCAATCTTCTAAGTTCATCTAATTCAGTAAAAGCGAAATGTTTTTTACCTCTTAATAAATCTTCTATGATAGCCTCATTTAAAAGTGATTTACTACCATTAATAAATCTTAGTCCATACTCTTGGTTGAAAGCATCTTCACCACCAATATCCTTAACAGCTTCATCTTTCCAAGTTGTTATTTCAGAAATTGCTAAAATTGAGGTATCCAATCCATTTTTATCAACAAAACTCAATGATTTAACCATTTCATCAGTACACTTATCATTATTAAATATGTGTATCACATCCTTTTGAAGATCAATATTAAAGTTCATTTCAACCTTTGTTAAATCACCCCAAGTTTCTTTACACAAATTATGTATATCATCAGCAGTAACACCATACTCATACATCTTATGTGGATTTAATCGTATATAAGTAACAAAACGACCAGGTACTTGATACCAATAAACTCTAAATGGTTTATAGTTATTTTTCTGTGGATCACCATCTGGTCTTTCAGCATCAGTTAATAACTTATGGAATAAATTCATACCATTAGGAGTTGATGTGATGATAATCTTTGAGTTTTGCACGGCTGATACAGTTGGAAAAGCCGCTGTATAGTAAGGTTCAATGATATTTGATGGGATATGAGCGAACTCATCTAAGTAAAGTAAGTCAATGGTAAAACCAATTGCTGGTGTCTTTGTTCTTGCCGATGTTTTAATTCTACAACCATTCTCAAATGTTAATGATTTTTGGTTCCAAGTTTTAACCCCAGGCTTTAGATAGAATGGTAATAGAGTATAAATAGATTTTACTTTATCAACAATCTCAACCGCAGTATCACCTTTGTTCGCTACAATCATTACGTTTTTATCATTATTAAAGAGAATAGTGTGTAAAATAAAAATAGCTGATGATACAGTTTTACCAACCTGACGAGAAGCCATTAGAATATTGAATCTATTACTAACAAAATTATCCAATATCTCTTCCTGATAATCTCTAAGTTTTATAGAACCAATACTACCATCTTCTCTTTTGGTTTTACAATATTGCTCTGTAAAGTAATGTATATCTAAAGCACATCTAATATATTCTTGTTGTTCCTCAGGAGTCATTCTAAAAGAAACACCTGATCGTTTAATACCAACTTCACCTTTTAGCCAAGGGTTTTGATACCTTTTAAGGACTATACCGTCGTTTATTTTATCAGTAGCATCATCAACAAGTCTAGTGGTAAAGACCATCTGTCTTTCTTCTTCTACGTGTTTTTTTGCCATATTTTTAATTATTTTTTATAGTGATAATTTTTTTATATATAAAGTAGAAAAAGTGGAAATTTTACACTTTTTTGAAATAATATATACATTATGGGAAGAAAATCAGGTATTAGTAAATTGAAAGTTGGATTTTCAGTTGATATAGATACTTATCAAGAGTTTGAAAAGTATTGTGAAGATAATTTTATAAACAAGTCAAAACTAATGGATAAGATATTGAAAGATTTTCTAAAAAAACAAAAAAGTAAAGTAGAATAAGATGTCTAAAGCTGATAAAGAAAGAAATAGAATAAAAGATGAGTTTGAACAAATACAATCAGAGTCAATAGATTTTGATATATCAACACATTTAGCAAGACCAGAAGATTTACCAGATTTAGGTGAAATTGAAATATATGACTATGATTCAGATCTAACGGTGGCTTCTCAACAATCAATGGATGTATTAGAATCATTAGTAGATCTTTATTTAGGAGATGTTCCTAAGTTAAAGGAACATCCTTATATCGCCAACAAAATGAAAGAAGATGCTACTGTTTACGCAGAAGCTATCTTTTTATCAAAAATGACTAGAAAAAATTTCTTAAATCAATTAAGACAGGTTGATAATGGTGATAACTCAGCTAGAATGCATGAAGTTGTCAATCAAACAATTGGTCAAATTAGAGAAAATGCTAAGTTTCTAAGTGGACAAAGAACAGAACTTGAAAAATTCTATAAAACTCTTAGAAAAGATTTAGGTTATGAAGAAATTGACAATTCAACTCCAAAAATTGAAGAAATTGGAACTGATGAAGAACCAACTACAAATGATGGAATGATTACTAGCAGTAGAGATTTAAATGATTTAATCAAAAATGCCATGTTGAATATGGATGATAAAAAGAAAAAAGGTTAATTACTTTCTATAATATTTAAAACTTTCAAATGTTCTTATAAGTTTAGAGTATTCTAATAAGGTCTTTTTACTTTGAATTCGATTAACTTTATTTGGACTAACCCAGTTTATATAAACAAATTTTTGAATTGAATTTATTTCAGATATGATTGTCTTTTTAAGAAAATCCTCTGTATTATCCAGAATAGTTTTTAGAAAATCATTAACTTTTATATTAGTATTCTGCAAATCAGTATCATAATAGTGAACCTCATCATATCTTTCAATCTCATTATCTATGAATTTATCACCTTCTGTTTTATAACCAACTAAGTGTTGTAATATAATTCTAATCTTTTTATATAAAATTTCATCTAAATCTCTATTATAAAATGTCTCTGATATAAAATAATAATCTTTAATTTCTAAACCTAATTTATAAAGTTTATCTTCTATTTTATCAATTATTATTTCATAGTTCTTTTTATTGTTTTTAGAACAAATAATATAAATATGATCTGTTGTATTTTTTATATTATGAAATAAATCCATATTTATCTCATAATCCAATTCTTTTATTATTTCAGAGTTTGAAAATTCCTGCATAGAAAATCCCAAATTACTCAAATCGAATTTTATTCTCTTACTTTTTATTTTTATTTGATTCATCAAATCTTCTGGAAACCAATAATTGGTTCCGTTTAAAGATAATCTTTGATTTTGACTTCTATAAACACCATTTCTAATTAGATTAAAGTCTGATTGTGAAATCTTTATTATAGGATTATTTGGATTATTTTTATCAATAATCCAAACTTTATTATCAATATTAACTATTGTATCTAAATCAAAAAAATGTGCTTTCATTAATAATATTTATTAATTTTATATTTTATTTCATGTGGCATACCATCAAATCTAGAACCTTCATATTCTTTATCCTTCCATTCGATACCACCACTTAGTTCATTCTCAAAACTTCTACACTTAGAACAATTTTTAGGTGGAACTAAATCACCGTTTTCATTTTTAACCATTTCATGTTCTTTATATTCAAATCTGGCTTTACACCAAGGACTTTGACATATCTCATATTTTGTTTCCATATTTTATATATTAAAATAAAAAACCCATCTTGTGATGGGTTTAATTTTATTTTATCATATTCTTACTTAAAGCAAAATCATACAAAATAGGAAGATTTAAATACTTTAAAAAATTTTCTTTTATATCGTTTAAGGTTTTAGACTTTTTAACTATATTTAAAATTAGATAACCAAACTCCTCTTGAAAATCTAAATATAACTCAGACCAAGGTTTATTATAATTTTCCAATGTTCTCCATTCTAAGTATCCACCAGTTAACCAAAAAAGTGATTTACCAGGTGATAAGTTTTCATAAACTATATCATTAATTTCCAAGTCCCAAATTGCCTCATTAGAATCCACATTTCTCATTAAAATAGCCACAGCTTCTGCCACATCACTTGTTAACTCTTTACCAATTTCAAAGAAGTATTCTTTTTCCTCTTTGGAAACACTAACAATTCCTTTATTGTAGATGTTTTTTCCAATTGGCTTTAAACCAACTTTTCTCTTTTTCATAATTGTTTCTTATTTTTTATGATTGATAAGTAAGTAAATTAATACCACTTAACCATTTACCATAGAACATACCATTTTCAAAAATTCCATTTTCCCACACACCGTAGAATTTACCATTTTTGAATATTCCATAATGCCAATTTCCAGAAATATACTCACCATTTTTCCAAATAAGAGTATCTTTTTTAATTTCTATTTCAGCATTTTCTATTTCAGAATCTAAAAGCCAATAAAATTTATTATCTTTGAGTATTTTGATTATTTGAGACTCTGTTGTATAAGTCTTATTATCATATTTCAATTCACTATATCTCATATCTAAGATATTATTTTAACATATATATTTAGATTTTTTTCCATCAATTTTTCAAGTCTTAAAAAATCCATAGTTTTTTCAAGTCTTAAAAAAAATTTTTTAAATAAAAAAAGAGAGACTTAAAAAAGTCTCTCTTTTATATTCATTTTCAATAACTTACTAAACCATAATGGAATTCTTTTCGAGAATTTCTTTCAATCTTTTTAATTCCATATCTTTTTTGTGACTGTTCATTGAGTTTAATTCATTCTCTATATTTGAGAATATAGTATTACAATTTGACTTAGATCCATAATATTGAGAGTCTAACTTTTTATCACCAGATTTAGCAATTTTCCAAACATTATCCATAAATAATTTAAAGAATCCATATGATGAATCATTTGTAATATCTTTATATTGATTATAGTATCTTTTATAAGCTAATACTAAAACATTCTTAGCATAACCAGGTCTTCCAGTATCATAAAAATTATTATCATGATAAGACTTATAATTAATATCAAACCAGTTATCAATTTCTTTAGATAACTCAAACACTGATATCATATCACTTGGTGAAATAAAGTCAATAACATTACCTTCAAAGTTTTCAATTGCCTCACTTGCAGTTACCCAAGGAGTTTCATTAAAATAAGCATTAATAATATTATAATAGTTTTGCGACCATAAATTTATAACATTATCACCAGCTATAGTGATATCCTTTTTATTATTTAAAATATAACCTAGTTTATCCAATTCATCTTTCATGTCATTCCAATCATTTGAAATTGTATCTTTGTTACCGATTTTATTAGAAGTGTTATGAGAACTACAAGAGTTATAAGAATCATCTTCATCATAACCAACCATTATCTGTAATTGTATGTAAACATCATCACTAATAGGAAATTTGTTATCAACAAAACTTGAAATTGATATTGTTTGTTGACCATTCCCAAATCCATGATATCTTTCAGATAAAATAATCTCATACTCATTATTTTGAATTTCATTTATAGACCCACATATTAACAAACCACCACCATTTCTATTATAGAAGTTTATAGAATCTAATGAACCATTTGAAATACTAACTAAAGTATCATTTATACCAACATGTACTTTATTTTTTTTAGAATTTTTAGAATTTGTTAATAGTCCTCTTACATTAACATCATAAATCTGACCATTAAACATTTTATGTGTATCCACTAATTGTTTTAATTGAACAACAGCTGAATAACTTCTACCCTTTGTAGAATTACTAGGAATTTCCACAATTGAGTGGAATTTTAATTTAAATTTTTTCATAAATTTTTTATATAACATTATTTACTCTCATGGTGGTAATAAACCAGACACTTTAACGATTAATGTCAAACGGTCATCGCGAATAACAATAGTTCTATTTTTAATGATTAAAAAGTTTAAATTTTAAAGCAAGAATTTAATATATAAAAAAAATATATTA